TTCAACTCGATGATGACATAGCCAGGGACCTCATCCTCAGTGGCCTGGACAGAAGTCAGAGCCTGGGGGGCTGACCTGATATTGAACAGCTTGAAGGTCTGCCTGACAGCGCGCGAAGCGAGCCAGGCGACCTTGGCTTCAGCCCACCCTGCAAACTGCTTGGCACCAGGAAGGGTGCCAAAATCGACAAGGGCCTTGTCGTTGTTTCCAGGCACTGAGGTGTAGGGCACAGCGCTAGAATAGTACGGCGACATCACGATTCGCGTCCCGGAACTAGTTGAAGCCACAGGGGCGGAATGCACATGGAACTTCACAACTCGAAAGTTTTGAAAGTGGTGCGAAAAGCCCTTGATCCACGGTAGGTTCCGTGGCGAGACCTCAATTCGTTCATACTTCACCTTATCAGCGGAGCAGTTGACGGACAAGGACCTCTCCATGTGGGTAACACGTACACCACCAGGGATTGGTTTCACAACTGGGTCGCGAGCGATCACATTCGACGCAAAAGCACCTGGTGCGACGGCTCCAGTTTCAAAGCCACCAGCACTAGGGGCAATCCAGCGCGGGCCACCGCCGCCATTACCTTGTCGGCCTTGGCGGCGGGGCTTGGGTCGCGCACGTTGCTGCGCGGCACCTCCCCTACCTTTGCGAGCCATTGTATGCAGCTCGATCCAAACAAAGAGGAACAAAAACGAAAAAGAAAAGTGCACAAAAAGTGAGACAAAAATCAAAAGCATATACCAACCTACGGTTGGCAAGACGGTAGCACGGGATCCCTCACCGTCAAAGAGGGACTGTACATGTTGGTTCCTTCCGGCGACCCGTGCAGTCTCTTGGCATTCCAGGCTGACGCCCTTAGCACGGAATTATTGAGCTCCGGGGAGCACCGTTTTGGGTCACTACAACCAACACCCCGCTCCTGGTATCACGCCCTCAACACCAGGCTCTGTGAAAAGTACTGGGCGCCACACCGGCTTGATCTCCCGGTAGTGGCGTTCTATTGCAACCTGCTCATCCGGCGATATGTCGAATGCACTAAAGAAACTAGCCCGAGCCATGGCGGTAACGGGCGCACCGCGCATGTTCATGCCCTTGGCTAGTTGTGAAAATCCGGTTACAGTGCGGTCCTTGTCAACCCGCTCCCCAGCGCCCCGGCGTAACGCAGCATAGAACTCACAAAAGATGGGCATGTGACCAGCAAGGGCCAGCCCAGATAAACCAATGGTGTTTCTCAGTGTGTTCCAGTCACGCTCACTCCTCACAGGTTTGAGAGTACATGCATCCTTGTCAAGACAGATGCGTGGGTCACGCACCATGGTCCAGAATGAACCATTGAAGACAGGACGGGTTTGGCAGAAGTCAAGATGCTCGAACTTTTCCGCAACAGACTCCACTTTAACTAGGAATCCAAACTTACGGTAGTACCTATGCACCTTTTCCTTGAACAACGCGAGATGCTGCCTAGGCATAATCACCACACAGTCATCACCGTTATTAGCGACCTCGCACTCCCCAAGTATCCCAAGGTGGAACAGCGTGGACCAAAT